AACAAGGGGTTACACCTCTGCCCGGTCCAGCGCAAGATCCCAGAATACGCCCATTACCTACAGATATGGAGACAATTCGTCAATCCATGATGAATACAAGAGGTCTTCAAGAGCTTACAAAAGGCCCCATGTCCCAAGGTATGGCGTTTGCCGGAGGCGGCATCTCCCATCTTGGCGATTACTCAGACGGCGGCAGACTTCTGCGCGGCCCCGGCGATGGCATCTCTGACTCTATCCCCGCAATGATTGGCAAGAAGCAACCAGCCCGGCTTGCTGACGGCGAATTCGTAGTTCCAGCACGGATTGTGTCTGAGCTAGGTAACGGCTCGACTGAGGCTGGTGCCCGTAAGCTGTACGCCATGATGGACAGGGTTCAAAAAGCTCGTGGGAAAACAGTGGGTAAAGGCAAGGTAGCAGCTAACAGCCGTTCGGCTAAATATTTACCGGCGTAAAATGCCGCTTTACCACATCATGCCAAGAGAATTACCACAGACTTGGCCTACCGTTGCTCCGTTGTTGCAAAAGGCAATTGATTTAGACCCTGCTGCGATCACAATTGAACACGTAGAGTATGCAGTTCGTACAGGACGTACAAATTTGCTTGTGTGGGAAGAAGCCGGTGAAGGTATTACAGGTGCTGTAACAGTTGATTTTATTGACTACCCACGGGAGCGAGTAGCACATGTAAATCTGATGGGCGGTAAAGGTATCGTCCGTAAGCATGTATTTGCGGAAGCAATGGGTTGGATGAAGCTAAATGGAGCCACTAAAGCGCAGTGTTGGGCTAATGGCTCGCTTGTCCAAATGTATGAAAAAATGGGTATGGAAACAACTCACCAAGTGATGAGGATCAAACTATGATTATCGGCAACAAATTTAGCGGGTATAGCCGTGACAACATTCGTTTGTACCCAATGGATGGTGGCGGCAGCAGTCCATCTCAAACACAAACGCAAGTCTCTGAGCTTCCAGATTGGGCCAAGGGTTACGCCAAAGACACGTTGGGTAAAACTGCCGCTCTGACGGACATAAACCAGAACCCTTATCAAACTTACGGAGCTAACCGTATCGCGGGCTTTAGCCCTATGCAGCAGCAAGCTCAACAACAAGCTGCCGGTATGCGGACCTCTGGAGCTACTGGTTTTGGTACTCAACTTGCTGGCGCAGCGGGCTTGGGCGCTCTTGGTGCTCAATATGACCCAACACAGTTCCAAGCAGGCCAGTTTGGTGGAGAGTCCGCTCAGCAGTACATGTCTCCGTACATGCAGAACGTGGTTGACATCCAGCAGCGTGAAGCCCAGCGTCAAGGCGATGTTGCCGGTACGCAGCTAGCCAGTCAAGCAACCAAGTCCGGTGCTTTTGGTGGTGGCCGTCAAGCCATTATGCAAGCCGAAGCCGCTCGAAATCTGGCTACGCAAAAGGGCGACATCCAAGCTAGGGGCCTTCAGTCTTCCTACGATAACGCGCAAGCCCAGTTCAATGCCGACCAAGCTCGCCGTATGCAAGCGCAGCAGCTTTCGGAGCAATCAAAACAGTACGGCGCTGGCTACGGCATGCAGGGTCTTCAGACAGCACTTCAAGGTGCGGGTCAACTTGGCGCACTCGGCGGACAGGAATTTTCTCAAGGCATGGACATCAACAAGCTGCAAAATGCTTACGGTGGTCAGCAGCAGGCTTTGCAGCAACAGGGTCTGTCGCAAGCCTATCAAGACTTCCAGAACCAGCAGAACTACCCGTATAAACAGTTGGGCTTTATGTCCGACATGATCCGTGGTTTGCCGCTTGGTCAACAGTCAACCAGACAACTGTACGAGGCTGAGCCCGGTATGGCCCAACAGCTAGGCTCACTCGGCGCGTCTGCTTACGGTCTGTCCAAATTTATGGCCGATGGTGGCATGGCTTACGCTCGCGGTGGTGGTGTAGATAGCGCTGAAAACGTAGCCGATATTGTTGGCTCACTTAACCCTCAGCAGCTACAGCAATCCTTGGCAGCAGCCCAAGCCCGTAAAGATTCAGAGCAAGCAAGAACTATCCAAGACGAGATGGGCTTTCAGGCTTCATTGAAGAACGGTTTGGCTAGTACTGTAACTCCCGATATGGCCCAGCGTATGGCTGGCGGTGGTGTTGTTGCGTTTGCTAAAGGCGGCAATCCTTCTATCAGTGAGGCGCTTACCCGCATGCGCGAATCTAGTGAATACACCGCGCCTACTTCAGAAGAGACTTTGTCGAACACACAGGCTCGAATGCCCGGACTGCAAGGTCTGTACGGTGAAAGTCGGACTGTTCCTTTTATGGAAGAAGTCAAAGCTGACCGCGAAAAACTTAAAGCCGGTTTACCAGAAGATGAAGCTGCCGGTTATTTTGCTGCTTCCAGAGCAATCCTTAAAGGTAAAGGTATCGTTGCCGGACTTGCAAATGCGTTGCCTGCCTACGGCGAAAAGGTTATGGAGATAAAGAAAGAGAATCGTAAAGCCGATCAACTCTTGCGTGCTTCTGAAATGCAACTGGCTACCGCAGACCAAGCTCGCGCTGACGGTATGGTTGGTAAAGCTGCGGAACTTGAAAAAGACGCTCAGGCTAAGGCCCAAAAAGGTGCCGACATGAAAACTAAAGCGGCCCAAGACGAAGCTACGATTCTGGCGAACATCCGTGGTCAAGATGTACAAGCTGCTTCTAGTAAAGCTAGCGCAAATAAAAAGACGTTTGAGCAGGAGTCTGTAGACGCTAAACTTGCCTCTATGATTGCCGCAGACCCTACACTTGCTAAAGACCCAGTCAGACTTGCAGCGGCCAAGACTAAAGCGTTTACTGACACGGCAAAAGAAACTCGTCCGGCTTCGTCTATCCCAGACAGACTGCAAAGTGCGGCGGACATAGCAAATGCCCAACTTGCTGCTAAAGCACGGGAAAAAGCCGTAAAAGATGTAAGACTTGATAAATTCAGAGACACTGCTTGGAAAAAAGCAAACGCGGCGGGAGATACAGAAGCTGCGCTTGCACGAGAAAAACAAATGATTGAGGATAAGTTAGCATCTCCCGGTGGCGATCCTAAACCCGCTCCTGTTCCCACAGCCGGTAGAGGTAGTGCCGCTGCCGCTGCTGGAATACAAGCCAAAGTAGAACAGAGTGGACTGACATACGAGCCAGACAAATATAACTATCGAATTGCACAAGACGGTTCAATCCAACAAAAGGCTAAGTAATCATGGCCAAAGCAGACGCAGACGGCTGGGAAACAATTGTCCCCAGCGGGGAACCCGCAGCTAAAGCAGATGCAGACGGCTGGACAACAATTGTCCCTAGTAAAAAACCCGTAGCAGCAAGTGCCGACGGCTGGACGACAATCACCCCTCCGCTAGCGCAAGAAGAAGAGCCGCAGTCGGAAGCAAAAACAAAAAACCCACTCATCGGCGCGATTGGCCGTGCGGCTTCCGCGTCTGGTTCTTTTGTAGAAGCTGTAGCAGAAGTAGCTGAACGGGTTGGCGATAAGCTAGAGTTAGCTGTGCCTTTATCGGGCATAAGTGAAGAAGACATAAAGAACAAAGTACAACTTCAACCTCTGTTTGACTGGGCCAAATCGCTCAAAAACTTTGACAAAAATTTAGGTTACCAGCCAAGCACGCAGCTTAAAGATTTGGCGACTAACCCGTTGAACGCGGTCCCGTTTATTGCCGAGCGAGTGATAACGTCCGTGCCGGATATGTTTGGCGCAGTAAAAATGCCCATCGCCTATATCATGGCTCGAACAAAAGAAATTTTGGACGAACGAGTTAAGAACGACGAAAAAACACTGGACGACGCTACCGTAGGGGATGTAACCGCCGCCGTTACTGCCGCTGTTATAGAAAGCAAACTAGAAGCATTTGCCACTAAGGGCTTGTTTAAACCTACGACGGGCGTAACAAAAACCGGGCGTGTTGCAAAAGAAACGGGTATCCAAGCGGGTACTGAAGTTTTGGAAGAAGAAGCCGCGTACCTCGGTGAAGCTGCGGGCACTAAGAAAGGGCTTAGCGCAGAAGAAGCGTTAACTCGCGGCGCTGAAGCTGCCATCGTCGGCGGTGGACTTGGTGCTACGGTCCAAGGCACAAAAGAAGTTCTAGGATCAAAAGGCAAAGAAGAACTAGCGATTGAAAAAGCCGCCGCAGAAATAGACAAGCTTAACAAAGGCACAACCACAACAGTGCGTCCTCCCGAATCGGAGGGCGAAGCGCCTACTCTTAAAACTGTACCTGCGGAACCTACTGGTAAGCCAGACCCAGAGCGTGTCGCGCAGCTTACTGACATGTTCAGAGATATGAACTTGCCGGACCCTGAATCGGCGGCTATTGAGCGAGCTACCATAGAAGCTGTAGAGGACAAACAAAATGCGGATGCCCAGAGAGAAGCTCAAGGAACAGCAGGCGTTAGCGAACCTGTCGGTGGACCAAGTGGAGTTGGCGATGGAGTGGCTGCACAGTCCGATACAGAGCGCCCCTCCGAAACCACTGGAGTGCCTAACACAACTGGAATGGTTTCTGCTAGACCGGATGTTAGCCAGCCTGCTATACGAGAAGGAGCAGAACCGACTGCACTGACCGCTGAACCAGCCAGCAACCTACAAACCGCAATTGCTGAAGCGGACGACATAGCCACTGAACAGTTCAAACCGGTTGAAAAAGCCATTGCTAAGTTGCAAACGCCAGAGGCTGAAGCTGCGCCAGATGCAAAAAGAGAAGAGCTTATGGATAAGTTGGACGAACTCCTACAGCAAGGAAATGATTTAGTCGATAAACAAGATGAATTGCGTGATAAAGGAATCCAAGAAGATAAAAGTGCGTTTGAGTACCGTGACGAAATAAACGAACTAGAAAAACAACGCCAAATTAAAAACGCGGAGTTTGAATCTACCCTTAAACAAATTGATGCAATTGATGCTGGGGAAACAGAAGCTGCCCCCGCAGAAACTCCAAAGAAAGGACGTGGTCGCCCTCCACTTACTGAAGAACAACGAGTAGCCAACCGTGCTGCTACTAAAGCTGCGTACAGGAACAAGGGTAAAGCTGTTGCCGCTGCTTCTGGTGAAGTTGACTCGGCTATTACTGCACTTGACACAGCGCTTGCTCCTATTGATGAAGAAACGATTAGTACCGAAGAGCAGCTAAAAGACGCGGAACGACAAAAACGTCTTGGGAAAGTTCAAGCCATCAAGTCCTTGCTCATGTTGCAAGACTCACTTTCACCAACAGACACTGCTCGTGGCAAGATAGAAGCTGCGCTTAAAAACTCAGCAATCAGCGCAAGAGAACTCGCCGACGTAAGAACTGGCATAACGTACGAGAAGAGCAAAGTTTCTAGCTCGGAGAAGACTGGTAAAGCCGGTCGGCCAGAGGCCGGGTTCTCTGAAGCTACCAACGGGGTGCAAGCACTTGCACAGATCATAAAGACCGGCGATGCCTTTCAGAAGTTTATTGCCAAGCGTATACGTGGGTTTGTCAACGGGGTTAACTTTGTTGTTCTTGAGAAAGGTGACCCTGTACCGAAGCAGTTGCAGCCGTACCTAAAAGAATGGAATGCTGCGCGTGGTCTATTCGTTGAAAACCTAGCAACTAAGACGCGCACAGTATATGTACGTGGAGCTAGTTTTGGTGCCGACCACGGTGTAGATAACACTACGGTGCTGCATGAGTTGCTGCACGCTGCTACAGGTCAAAAGTTGACCCTTGGTTTGGCAGCTATAGCCAAGGGCCTTTCTAGCGATGCGTTGCTGACCAAAGCTACACGAGCGTTTACTCGTGTAATGCGTAATGCAGGTAGCGCGTACGAAGCTATGGACAGAGCAGGCACGGTGCCTGACGATCTTCGCACGCTGGTGGAGTCAACACTCTATGTAGGCAAGAACGGCCAACCACGCTACAAAATTTTTGAATCGGAGCAAGAGTTTTTGGCTTACGGCATGACCGAGCCTGCGATGCAGGAATTCTTGATGACTGTGGATGCTACGCAAGCCGAGGGCTCCCTTGGTAGCCGCTTTGTTCGCGCCATTATGGAGTTCTTTGGAGTCGGCAATAAAGACTTTAGCGCCATGACCGACTTGGTTCTGATTACCGACAAAATTCTGTCTTCAAGAATAACACCCGCTATGCGTAAATTGGAGCGGGTTGAAAGCGGGGAAAGCTACGAAAAAGTTTTTGCCTCGGCTAAACAAACTCGTGAAAAAGTTGATAAGACTGTTGAGAAGCTAGAAAAATCTAATTTTGCTGACGCTATTAAATCTGGCGGACCCATCGAGCAATTGGTGGGCATGCGCAAAATGGATGAATTTCTTGGAGTCATGGTGAAAAGTGGAGTCTGGCTTAAAGACGGGGTGATGCAGCAATTGCTCCCAGCGTTGCAGACTGAAGCTGTTGTACGGTGGGCAGACAAGCTCGGTGTTGGCGGTATAAAAGACACGTGGGCTGGCATCAACAAAATGAACGCCATGCGTAACAAGGCTAAAAATGCCATGTTTGGAACCGCTGAGGAATTAAACAAGCTTGCGGCAAAAGACGCCAAGCAGTACACAGCGCTCGGCAACATCATGCACTACTCAACGATCACATCAAAAGACCCTAACGAGGTTACGACAGATCAAAACCTTACCGCGTTGTGGAACCGACTGACTCCAACAAATAGAAAACTTTACAACAAGGTGCGTGAGTTCTACGCGGATAACCACAAGGCGTATCACGCAGTTCTTGAAGAACAGATCGAAGCATCTGGCTTGCCCGGTAGCGCCAGCGACCCTAAGTCACCGAAGGGTAAGTTAATTGCTTCTATCAAGCAGATGTATGAGGACGGCACGAAGCTGTATCCGTACTTCCCCCTCATGCGCTACGGACAGTACTGGGTGCGTGTGGGCAAAGGTAAAGCTCGTGAGTTCCAGATGTTTGAAAGCCAGTCCGATCGTGATCGTTTTGTAGAAGGCCGCGTCAAACAACTGAACGCCGCATCTGGTAACACCCGCACTAAAGACGAGATGATAAAAGACGGCGACATCGATGAAGGCAACGACCTGTCTAGCGCACGTAAAAATGATGTAGCTGCCAGCGAGATGCTAAAAGAAATCTTCAATACGCTAGAAGCTAAGCCTGTGACCAGCATTACTGATGATTTCGGCAATGTTGTTAGTAACATGTCTACTCTAAATATGGACAAGCTCAAGGATGACATCTATCAGATGTACTTGCAGACTCTTCCAGATCGGAACTTCCGCCGACAGTTTATGCACCGTCAAGGTGTAGCTGGTTTCTCGGGTGACATCCATCGCAATTTCGTGGCTACTGGCACGAACATGGCAAACCAGATTGCGCGTATTAAATACGGCCCTGCAATCATGCTCAGTCTTGAAAGCGCTTCCGCTTCTTTGAAAGGCAATCCAAATAAAGCGCGGCTGGGTGATTTTGTTTCGGAGATGCGTCTGCGAGCAGAGCAACAGATACGACCTTCTTCAGAAGATAGCCTTGGGTTTCAGTTATCCAACCTTGCGAACACTACGACCTTTTTGTGGATGATGACTTCCATTAAAACTGTAGTGGCTCAATTTACCGCTGTGCCTGTCTTTGTTGTTCCAGTGCTTGCGTCTAAACACGGAGTTGTTAAAACTGCCGCTGCGCTTACCAAGTCACTGAACGTGTTTAACGGTATTGGCATAACCAAAACTAATCCTGACGGGACTACTAGCTACACAATGCCTAGCATGTCACAGCTTGAAGGTCTGACCGCTGACGAAAAGTTGGCTACTCAGTACATGCAGGACTTCGGCATCAGTGACACCACGATGGCCTTTGACTTAGGTAATCGCCGTGACGTGCCGACCAAATTAGGGCAGAGCAACGTTCGCCGTGTTGGTAAAGTTGTTTCTAACGCCATGTCTGCGCTGTTTCACCATTCAGAGCGGATGATTCGTGAAGTAACGTTTATGACTTCGTATCGTTTGAACCGCGACAAAGGGTTGACGCATGAGGCCGCGTTAGAAGCAGCGACGCAAGAAAGTCATGAGGCATTAGGTAACTACCACGCATCGAATCGCCCACGGGGTATTCTTGCAAGTAAATCGCGTGAAGTGACTATTGACGCTAGTAGCCCAATTGGTCGTAGTCTTCTACAGTTCAAGATGTTCCCGGCGTTTGTGACTACGTACTTTATACGCAACGGGTACAACATGTTTGCGGGTCTAAATCCACAAGAAAGAAAAGAAGCCAGAATCCAATTCTTAGGTACGCTTGGCATGTCGTATGCGTTGGCTGGATATGTCGGCATACCCGGTATTAGTATGGCTATGGGTGTAGCTCAAGCCATCCTTAACGCCACAAAAGCTGATGACGAAGATGACCCGCTTGAGGGTCGTGATCTTGAGTTCTGGGTCCGCAACGTATGGCTTCCACAAACGTTTGGTAATGTAAAAGTCGGTGACCGTACGCTTGACGAGTTTCTTAACAAGGGGCTAATTTCTAACTTAACTGGTTACGACATCACTAGCAGTATGTCTATGAACAACATGTGGTTCCCAGATGGTAGAGAGCAGGATACTGTCGCCGCTGAAATGGACGACTATGCGTTGGCTTTACTTGGTCCTAGCGTTTCTCTTTTTAGGCAGACAAATAAGGCTATTGATTATTTCCAACAAGGAAAAATCCTTCAAGGCTTTGAGCAGCTAGCCCCCGCCATATTCCGTGACCCATTGAAAGCTTATCGGTATTCCCAAGAAGGTGCGCAGACCCGATCTGGCGATAGTCTTAAACGCGCTGAAGAGTTTACTTTTGGGCAGTTGCTGGCACAAAGTGCGGGCTTTGCTACTGAGGGACTTCAAGCTCGCCGAGAAGATATTTTTAAAACCCAAGGGCTGGTCCTAGCGGCTAAACGAGAACGCTCCGCTGTACTGGATAGGTTGGACTTGGAAATCACTAAAGGTTCTGATAGGGATGTTGAAAAAGCTTTTGAGAAACTTATCAACTACAACATTAAAAACTATCAGGACGAAATTACGATCGACCAAATTGATGAGTCTTTGCAAAAACGTATGGAGCGTAGGCTGATGTCTGATCGCGGGTTCCCAATCGACGAGAAATACTACCCAGTAGTCATGGGCTTGCTTGAGTCAAGCTCTAAGAAGCTAGAACGCGAAAGCCCTAAATAAAAAAAGCCCCCGGTGTTTAGGCCGGGGGCAAGTGGTACTATGACAACCACAAGGAGAACAACGGCTTTAGTCTAGCTTAAGTGCGCCAGACCCGCAAGCCTTTGATGCCCTCCTGAATCACTACTTTTGTAACTACCTCGATTTTCAGTCGGCGGCACACCGCCCGGATTGCTTCCCTTGCTTTGCTGTGGTTGATGCAAGGCACAAAGAAAGAGTACCCGGGTCGGAACTTCGCCCAATTAATCCGGTACGTTACCGTCTCTATCTTCATCTGCTGCGGTCATGCTGAATAGATCAAACTTGTCGGCCTTAAAACGTAACACACGAACCGCTGGAGACATCACCCGCATGCCCTTGGACATACGCTTGTTAACGGTGTCGGCGTATACGTCTTCGTCTTTCAATTGCTTAAGCACGTCCTTGTAGTTGATCTGCGCCTTGACGCAGTAGTCCTTAAAGTGCTTGGCAGAGATAAACAAATCTTTGGTGTCGGGCTCGTAACGTATAAGTAACTCACCCTTGGGTTCTTGTTGAGGCAAAGCCGTTAGGCTATTCCGAGCGTCTACCTCTCCGTCTACCACCAGCACGTTGTTCATGTGGGCGTTAACAAACTCACCAATAATTGATATGGGGTTTGAATTCGGAGGGGCCACTTCTTCGCGCATCTCGCCGAGCATGCCGGTCAGCCATTTGTAGACCTCCTTCATGTCGTAGTCGTGCAGTCCCAACTTACGAGCGATTAAACCGCCAGCAATGTTACAAGCTGCAACAGCAGACCAGAAGCGCTCCCGTGAGGTGAACTGTACTTCGCTGTCCAGCCTAGCTTGGATTTGACGGATAAGGTCTTTGGTTTCCTCAAGGTTGTCTATCAAGTACTTGGCGTAGATATCTCCGGCAAAGCCGTAGTTCTCCATGAGTTGGTGGTCAAACATCTCCTTGCCCTCTGCCACACTGATGATGGTAGTAGGTACGATTCTGTACTCCAGCAGACGCATGGATTCGCCATCGGGAGAGTTTTTAGCCGCGCCAAGTTTCTCGTAGAAGCTAGCGTTAGCCGATGACAATGTTATGCCTTGCCAGCTAGTGTGGTTGACACGCTCTTCGTTGGTAGATGCCTTCATGCGGTTCTTACCACGCCCCTGCGAAATGCTGTACGACAAGTCAGAGAACTCCATCGGGCTTGTGTTCGTAATCTCATCGATGGTGTTGGGCAGGTTGTTCATCACGCCGAGCCGGTGCATCTTTGCGTTGAATGTGTCTTTCCAAATAGAAGCAAGCCCTTTAGGGTGCCCCCATACGCTGTTACACATGTAGAGCGCCGTTGACTTACCTGAACCGGATGACTTGTGAATCAGGTTGATGATCGCCCCGCTCATGCCCGTAAACTTGAGCAGTGGAGAGCCGAACGCTGTGAGTGCCGCGAACGCATGGGGCTCCAACCCCGGCTTGGCGTACATGTTAAATACCTCTTTCCACTTTTCAAACGAGCCAGTCGGCGTCATCTTTTCAGCGACTAGCTTAGTCGTGTGTGACGGGGGGCTGTAAAACGTACCGTCCTTTGTGACCTCTCTGTCGCCGATGATGAACTTGCTGTCGTTGTCTACCCAACCAAATTGTGTTCTCATAATTTCTGCTTTCTTTGCGTATTGAAGTGCTTTCATGAACGTCATGATGAAGTACATGAGGTTTTCTAACTGCTTAGGGTGCGCTGCTACGCCTTGATGCGCGAGTGCCTCCCTAAGCTTCTCTTTGACTGCGATTGATGCCAGCGGAATGACAAACTCTTTCACGCCGTCCATTGGCAAATGCAGTCGGAACAACGCAGTCTCGCCCAACTCAGGGTCTTTCATGCGCTTGACTACGTACAGGTCGTGCTCGTACACCAACTCTGGTTCGTCCTCTTCGTCCTTAGCCTTTCTCCAAATGCCCCCCGTCTTACCGCGAGTAAAAGGGAATGGGTACTCAGGTATGTGGCGTATTACGCCGGTACTCTCCTCTGGCGGCAGTATGTACTCGCCGTCTTCTACTTCCGTTTCGCTTAGCTCCATGCCAAGCACGATTGGGGATTTAATATTGCCCTTGTGCTTGCAGCCATCACAACCAGACTTGTTTTGTTTTTCAAACGTAGCGCAGTGGTGTGGGCCACCCTTTGCAATCAAGTTCTTAATCTTAGCGTCTACTTCTTCTGGGTCGTACCCCGGGTGCTGGTCAGACATCATGTGCGACGCTGTACTAGCGTCAACACAAAACGCGGCGATCGATAAAGCAGAACGCCACAGCGGCTCTTCTATGGAGCCTTGATTTTGATACGCCTCAAGCAGTTGGTTACAGCCATCGCCGTTCGCCGAGCGCATCATAATTGTTTTAAATCGCTTCACCTTACTGCCCATCATCGCTTCCATCATTGGACTAACGACGTTCGGCAAAAAATCAGGCTTGTCGGTTGATGCGTCAGGCGCACCGAGTAGCTCTTTGACATGCGCGTAACTCATACGCACGGTGTCTTCGTTGATTACACTAACTAGTACTTGGGTGTCGTACTTAAAATTAAACGTACCCGGAACACGGAGAATACGTGAGGCTTCAAAAACAGTTGCGTCTACGATCAAACCGTTTTCGTCGCACAGTTCCCGCAAGCGATTAGACAAGGGCTCCCACTCATTGCGGGTCAGTGTCTCTTCAAGAAGCCAGTAAGCATGAACCCCATAACCTGAGTTAACAAGAATCGGCTGTGGTAAACCGACTGCTGTGTAGAACTTCACAAGTTCGTCTAAGCCCATCTGCCGGTCTAGATATCCTTTGATGACGCCCTTACTGTCAGGTACACCCTTAGTTGCGCCGCAGTCAATGTCCAACCACAAGGCGCGTACATGCGTTACGTTTTCGTGAGTGCGCGTGTTCAGCGGGCCAAACTTGGCGCAACCAAAATACGCATCGACTCCATTAGCAACGTGTTTGACAAACAGTGCTTCTGCTTCTTCTCTCGTGTCTACAAATTTTTGATCTGGGTAACGTCCAATGCCCATCACGCAGTACCTACCCTCAACAGGTAGGACAGCATCAAGCAGGTCAAAGTTGGACATATAACTTTCTTTTGGGGACGGCTACGCAGGGGGCCGGAGCCCCCATACGCGCACGAGTTATCGGATTTTCTTGAGCCTAGGTATGAGACGCTCGATTAGTTCCGCGTGTGCTTGGTTAGGAGTTGTAGCCCCCCAGAACCAGTTGTAGATCGTTGCGCGGCTCACGTTGAACCTCGTAGCAATTACGTTCACAGGAATATCAAGCGCTATACACTTGCGCCCAAGGAGTACACCCCACGACTGCTCGTCGGCTTTTTTGTTGGCCTCAACCAGTCGCTGGCTGTATCCGTAGGACATAAATTACTTCTCCTTTGACCAAGCATCAATAACAGAACCCAAGTCTTTTTTGACTGTGGGGGTAGCAGCCTCGGCCTTTTTGCTTTCGCGTTTAACCGGCTCGGCAACATCAGGTTCGGGCTCGGCGGCTTTTGGAACAGGCGCGGCAAGTGCGGGAGCGCGGCCAGACATATCCGCTTGATACGGAGTCATGACAACCATCTTCTGCACTTCTGGCTTCTTAGCGACTTCACTAGTTACAGTGTGCTCGGCCTTGTTGATGAAACGGGCCGGTGTAAACAGCACGGACTGATTGTCGTTTTCTTCGTTGAAGCTCAGCGTAGTCACAACGTAGTCTAAGCTCTTGCCGTTGTTGGCGAGGTACTTAATGTAGTTCTCAAACGGATGCGTGTTGTTGCCGACACTATCGCCAAACAAAGACTTGGATGCCAAGTTCATCTGGTACACAGAACCTTCGAGCGTAGTGCCAAAATCTTCAACCAGAGTCATAGCCAAACGACGGGAGTAGCGGCAAGCCTTAGAGTTGCCCTGACCTGAACCTTTGATGTTCTGAGCACAGGTGTCGCATCGGGAAGACTGCGGGGCGGTTGAGCCAGCATCGGGCGCATTGCCGTCGTTAGAAAAGCAATCTGGAGCGCTTGGCTCGGCATCGGGTGTCCACTGCTTAGCGTAAAAAATACGCCCAACTTTAGGAGACGCGCTGACGATCACAACGTCGAGGTTGCCCTTGACCTTGCCCATCTCTTCACCGCCAACAGTCTTACGGAAGATGCCGTTCTTAGGCACGATACGCTTAACACCTGTGCGGCCAGCGAGGGCTTTGGTAAGGTCGGAGACCCCTGCGTTTTGCAGGAAGTCGGGGAGGTCTTGATTCAAAACAGTAAGGTCGGTCATTTTATTTCTCCTTGGAACGTCTAACAGAAACGGTAAATTCGCTTTCTACATTTAAGCCCATAGGCAAGTAGCCGGGATTCTCAGAGAGAAAGTCCTTCATGTTGGTTTGATGAAGTCGTTTCTCCAACAGGCCAAATGCACCATTCTCTTGAATGAAGTCGTACATCGAATCCCAATCGTTCGTCCAGTACCGTGACTTAACTGTACGAATGATTGTGCCGTGTGGTGTTCGGATGCTGTCAGCACCCATTTCTTTGCAGGTGTCCAACATTTGGGTGGTAAGCACCGCTAGCTGGTCCTCAAGTTCTTTGTCCTCTACCTCAAACGCTCGCTTCTTATCGGCTCTAGCGTCCCTGATCTTTATGTAGATCGAGGTTAGCTGGTTCAAGTCTATAGCGGCTGTAGCTTCTTCATTCATCTAATGCTCCTAACAATTGTTAATGGGTGTGAGCGGCACTGCTCACGAAAACAAGTCTATCACAGCTTTGTACATTGTCAAGGGATTTCGGCGAGTACTTGACGGTAGAGATCAACTATCTTTTGGTGGCTACTCACGTTGCCCCGCAGCATGGAGTAAATCTTGCGCTCTACCGTGCTACCCATGATGTGATAGATGGTCATCGGGTTGACTTGGCCCGGGCGGTCGATACGCGCATTGGCCTGTAAGTAGGTCTCAACGCTAGTGCATGGAGCGTACCAGATGATCGTGTCAGCGGCGGTTAGGGTAAGTCCGTGGGACGCTGCTTGCGGCTGTATGATAAGCACCTTGACTGTCGGCTGCTCTTGAAAATTCTTTACGATGTCACTGCGCCGATTTACTGACACTGCGCCGTTAATGACTTCACACGCAATGTGGTTCTTAGTCAAGTGCCTCTTCAATAGCTCGATGGTGTGGGTAAAGGGTACGAACACCAGCACCTTGTGACTGCACTCATCAATGATCTCCTGCACCACGTTCAGGCGGTTTGATACATCGAACTCCAGCACTTCGCCGTTGTCGGTGTACACAGCGCCGCCGGAAATCTGTAGCAGCTTGTTGGCTTTTGCGGCTGCGTTTACAGCGGAGACCTCTTCACCTGCTGCCTCAATGAGCATCTCCTTCAACAGCACCTTGTAGTACGCCAACTGCTGCGGCGTGAGTGGCGCATCTCTATCTACGGATGTAACTGGGGGCAAGTCAAGGCACTGAGCTTTCTCAAACCGAATCGCTGGCTGTAGGATTCGGTGTACTGTTTGGTTGGCTGTCGGCTTCGGAGTCCACTTGAACTTAGTTAGCTGCTGCATCACTGAGTCGCGGTACTGCCCAAAAAATGGTGACACTCCCTTGGGGTTAACTAGCTTTGCCAGACCGTAAGCATCTACAGGAGACTGAGCAGCGGGTGTACCCGTCAGCATCCACAGACCCTTAACACTTTTGTTGATGTCACGCAATGTCTTCCAACGTTCAGTCTGCGCGTTCTTGTAGGCTGAGGCTTCATCAACCACAATGAGATCAAACTCACCGTCAATGATTTCATTCTTCACGATGCTTACACCGTCGAAGTTGATGATTACAAACTCAGCCATTCCGCCAATAATCTCTTTGCGTTTACGCGCGCTTCCATAAGCGATATCAACCGTACGGTGTATGGCAAACTTGAACAAGTCCTGCTGCCACGCTGACTTCATAATTGATAGCGGACAAATGACAAGCACTCGCTTAACGACGTTGAGGTTCATCAAATGATCTACCGCCCAGATGACCGACGCCGTTTTGCCTGTACCCTGCTCGTTAAAGCAGAACGCTTTGGGGTTGCTAATTAAAAACTCTGAGGTTACCTTCTGATGATCGAACGGCGTAAATCCATGCGGGCGAGGCCACGTATACGTATCAAGGCTCATTTTTTCTTTGGCTTGTTGACTTTGACTGTGTGGTCAGAGTTGCGACTAAATGAACGGTTGGCGCTAGGAGACTTCAGTTTCAAGTTGCTCGGCGCGTTAGTGCCGCCTTTGCTCAGCGGAACCGTGTGGTCGATGTCCTTACCCGTACGATCGATGCCTTTTTTATCCATCTCGTTACGGGCACGTTGGCGGTCCATCCGTGTGGGTAGTTCGCCCCGCTCAACTTGTTGGGTGTACTCTTTTTTATAGGGACGGGGTTTGTTTACGTATGGCATGGTTTAACTCCTATTGTGTTCACAAACTTTGACGGGGCAGAACCTACATAGCGGGCCGGTGATCGGGTTCCACACACCGTTCTCTATCGCTGCTTCGATACGCGCAACATCCTGCGCTGGCTTCTCAATGTACTTGTCTTTCATCTCGGCGTGGTGCGTGGCCTTGACAAAATCTTTGCTCACCACAAACAGCAGGGCCGACTTGATCGTCTTGATCTTAGGGTACTTGGCAAAGATAGCCGTGGCCACCAAATCGAGTTGCTTTACGTCAGCATACCGAGAGTTTTTGCTAGTCTTGTAGTCAACGGAGTGCGCTATGCCGTTCTCCTCATTAAGCACAACCAAGTCGGCGATACCGTGCCACCAAACATCGTCGGCATTAAATTCACAAGGCTCTAGGTCTTTGGTGAGGCCGAGCATCACTTCACACAACTTCTCGCCGGGGATGGCGTTGAGTTGGTCAAGCATGTCCTTCATGTACTCAAATTCGGGAGGGATCGGAGTCTTGTTGAGTATGTATTCTTCCGCAACTGTATGCGCTGACTTGCCGTACAGAGTCGCTACGGTGTCGGGCTCACGCTCGGTCTTAAGAATTCTCGTGTGATAGTACTTTTTCGGGCACTGCTGAAAAGTCTTCAGGCTGCTGAAAGACCAGACGATTGGTTTGGCGGTCATCTTTGACGCTCCTGCATGTCTCTAATCGAGTTAATCATCAGCTTTGTTTCTGCCATCGCAATGAAGCCCTGCTCAATTGCCTCGGCAAACTTTTTCTCTAGCATTGCTTCGTGCGCCGCCTTCAACGCGTTCTCGGCTAGCATACAAGGCCGTGCGTAATCAACAATCGCCATAACTATCTCCGCATCCTGTCTCACAATTAAGGGGTAATTCCAGCCCCCATGAGGGACGGATTCGCATGCAGATTTCAACGTATTCCATCGCGGTGATGATCTCTTTAATCGGCACTAAACAGGCCACAGCATCGTGCACCGTCATGACAACACGGTACTTGCGGTTGATCGCAAGCATCTGCTCACCAATGATAATCCGAGCCAAGGCTTGACACACGTTCTCTATCAACTTGCCTCCATATATCCGATTTGGTATAACGGAGCGGCCTTTCTTGGTGTCGTATATGAGTTCAAATTTGCCGTCATCGTCTTGGCTGCTACGCAAGTTGGGGTAGCGGAGGTACAGGCCGTTGGGCAGTTTGATACCGTCTTTACCGTCAACTTTGAGCACACCGTTGCGGCCCAACGTTGTCGTCTGGCCCCTCATGATTGCGTCTAGCGCCGTACCCGCTGCTTTCCACAGGGCTGTGATCTTTGGGTAAGTTCTGCGGTACACATCAATAATCTTCGTCGCCTCTTCTAGCGTAATAGCCACACCAAAATTCTTTAGTTGGGCCATGAACTTCCCTGCGCCCATGCCATAGCCACAGCCAAGGATTGTGGTCTTCCCCACAAAGCGTTCACGAGTGTCAGCCTTGGTGATAGGCCGTCCGTAGATAGCCGATGCCATGATGCAATACACATCCTCGCCACGATCAAAGGCCGCGACCAAGTCTTCCTGTCCAGCTAACCATGCCAGAGTACGCGCTTCAATTTGTGACGAATCCGAATCCATTATTGCGTAGCCAGTCGGCGCAATGATGGCGTACTTAAGAGGTGAGGTACGTGGTAGGTTCTGGAGGTTTACGCTGTCAGCACCGCCCCAACGTCCTGTGTGAGCAGCGTAGTAGCGCAGCGGAACTGGCATTGACCCTCGATCAGCGATACCCAGAAACCTAGCGGTTCGTGTCTCTTCCAGCGTAGACTTAACGCCCAACCGCGCAGCCACAATTGCCTGTACGATGACGTTATCGTGCTCCAGCAGGGCCTTAAAATCCTCGTCGCTCTTAGCGAATGCGTAAGTTTGTTTGCCCGTGGTCAAACTAACCTTCATCGGTGGCTCTACACAGAAAGAGCGGAGTACGTCGGCTAGCTTGGGGTTGCTCATTAGATCGTCTTTGTCAATCAGCATCTTGCTCATCAACAATTCCTTCTTGTCCCTAACACTTGTTAGGTGGGCAGTAAGCACCTTCTTGTCCAACTGCAACACTGGCTCTGTGAACATGCGTATGGTCAGGTCGATCAACCGAAACTCAATTGCGGGAAACCCCTCGCTCATGTGCCCAAACAAATCCCATGTCATAGCCACATCGTTCTTGCAGTAGCTGCCGTAGTCGGCGAGTTCTTCAGATGTGAAGTCTTTGCGAAAGTAGTTGATGTACTGCTTGACTTGCTCTCCTTTGATGCCAACACCGTAGTGCTTAGCAAGTACAGCTAAGCTACCACCAACCTCAGTGCCATGCAGTGCGCGGCCCATAGACAGCGTGTCTAACCAACCCTTCGGTTTGATCTGAAAGTGCTCAGACAAAATGAACCCGTCGAACATAGCGTTGTGGGCTAGGGCAAGGGACTCACTCCATTCATACCTACTCAAAAACTCCGCAGTCTCGATCATGGTTCCCGTAAACCACTCGGGTTCGCCATCTTCTACTTGTACTGAGACTCCTATAACCTCAAAGCGTGGGTCGCGTACGTACTCTTCGGTAGTCTGCTTAGCAAAGCCAAGATCACCCCCATAAGCCGTCTCAAAGTCAATCGTTAAAATTTTCATGGGCCTAGTGTCCCCATTATTTTTGCATACGTTGACCGAGGGTCAGTGAACCCTTGCGCTTGAGTGGCTTGACTGTACAGCGATGTACTTGCTTGCTGCGCTTGGTTGTTCATCTGCGCTTGTTTGGCGTATAGGCTTGCTTGGGCTGCGGACATTATCATTACTCCGTCCTCTACGCTTTCCCTAGAAGTCGGGTTGAGTGTTTGCTGCATAATTTGGGCAAGCAATGCTTTACGATCTCGCTGCAACTGACACTCTCTCCAGTACGCACGTATCATT